ATTGGGGCGTACCCAGAATTGGTGTTACAAGTGTGGGGCTTGTTGCAAAAACTGCGGAACCAGAGCCGGTTTCATCAGTCAAAGCAGCCGCTAAATTGGCGCTAGAGGGTGTACCCAAAAAAGTAGCGATGCCAGAACCAAAGCTGGTAATACCCGTACCGCCGTTAGCCACAGCCAAAGTACCCGCAACAGTCACCGCACCGGATGTAGCGGTAGCAGGGGTTAAGCCTGTGGTGCCAAAGTCAATCGTTGTGACACCGTCAGCAGTGCTGGAAGCTACTTTGACAAAATCGCTTCCGTTCCACGCACAAACCGCTTTCTCGCCCGTCACCATAGTTACGCCTGCGGTCGGGCCTGTGCCTACAAGCTTGACAGACTGCGCTGTAGATGTGTCATTGATAACTAAATACACCTTGCTTGCGGCGGGTGCGGTGATCGTCAACAAACTGGCAGGGTTACCCGAACAACGAATAATCTGATACTGTGCGGAGCCTGTAGCGCCTGCAGCCGCCTGAGACAAAGAAACGCCGTTAGTGACCGACAACGTAACCGCCGTCTGGCTACCGCTGATAAGCTGTGTGCCTGCAACTGCCGCATCAACATAGTTCGTAATGTAGTTGTTAACTTCATTGCCCCATGTGCCAGAAAGCTCGCCCTGCACTGGGAGTGCAAGACCAAGAAGAGATGTGTAACTCGTTGCCATTTAAATGCTCCTAGTTCGTTGCAATGGCAGTCCAACCTGCCGTTTGCGTGTTACCGATATTTTGCCAGTTTGCGTTCTGCGTGTCATCAATTATTTCCCAGAAAGGACGCCCATTAACTGTGTCTGTGCCCGTTGCCAACTCAGTGATAGAAGAAACAAAAGCCGCTGCCGCCGTTAAAGTCTCTGCGCTTACCACGCTTTCCGTCACTGCCGCATTAAAACTTACTACCGTTGTTACTGCCTCTGTTCCCGTTGCGCTTTCAACAACTACGGCACTGATCGACAAACTACTTACTACCGCATCCGATCCTGTCGCCGACTCCTGTATGTCGCCAAAGAACGTGTAACTCGATCCTGTACTGTCCGTGCCTGTAGCGCTTTCATCAACTACCGCCGCATACGTTGGTATGCTAGTTACTGCATCTGCCCCTGTAGCCGTCTCAGTTACCGTTGCAGGGTATGTAGGTACAGAGGAAACTGCATCACTACCCGTACTCGTCTCAGTAACTTGCGTTAAAACTACATGCCCTGTAAGGATGGAATCCGAACCTGTGGCCGTTTCAGTTACAGCTACATTGATTGTCAGCGCAGAAGTTACCTCATCCGTAATAAACGCTGATTCACCAAGTCCGCCCCAAGAGCCTTGACCCCATCCACCAGAACCCCACGCCCCACCAGCAACTTCAGCATTTAATATTTTGCCTGCAACAATTTCATCTGTTGCGGTGGCCGTCTCAGTTACGGAGCTGTCGTAGGCGATAAAACCGCCCCAACCACTTGAACCCCATGAACCAAGACCCCACCCGGCCATATTAAGCCGCCAAGCTGAATGTGTAAGTCACAGACAAAGTATCGCCATTAACCACAGCGCGATCACCGGGAGAGCCAAAATCTGCAGCAGAGAACAATGTTCCTACTACACCGCTTTTAGCGCTACCGCTTGTTAAAAACGCGCCCCCAACAGTGCCCCCTACGCCGTTGATGTTAAACGCTGCGGGTGAAGCCGTGTTAGTTACCACAGATGGGTTAGCTGTTGTAGCTGTTGCAAAAGTAGCTGCCACACGGGTTGCGTTGCTGTAGTTTACAAACTCTGTCCAACCGCCATGGGAAGACATTGTGTCGCCAGCAGCAGGCGTATTAGAAGCGCCAGCGCCATACAGTCCAAGATACCAAGTGGTGATTTGTGTAACGGAAGTCAACGCAGTGCCGGCCATGTACTGAAGGCCGGCGTTTACAACCAAGTTCTTAGACTCAGCAGTCCACTTCAAGTTGCCATCTTTGTCATGGCACTCAACGTAGTACTTGCCTGTAGCTTGTGCAGCTTCACCGGCTTTGGTGTTGCAAGTTAGGCCACTAGAAACAACGTCAGTGGCTTTGGTTTTTTCAATAGTCATGATGACTCCTAGTTAGAAGAACGTATTAACGAAGTGGTTGGGCCATTTACCGGCATTGTGATTGTAAAAGTAGTTGTCGATGTCTTGTCAGAACCAAAGTCCAGAACAGCTATGGATTTGTTACCTTGCGTAACGTTATAAATCAACGCACATCTTGCGGTGATTGCGCCTGTCCACGAGATGTTTGGAAAGCCTACATAGGCGGTGTATCCTGAAGACGACACCGTGATGGGTGTTAACTGTGCCCCACCAGCAGCGTAAGTGCCTGTGTTAGCTATTTCGTTGGTCGTGCTGTACACAGTTGTGTCTTCGTTTAAATCCGCGCTGGCTGTGTACAAAGCAATCTTGATAACATCCGTAGTCAAGTCGTGTATGCCTTGATACAACTGCGCCTTAAAGCTGGTGGTCTGTGTCTGGATAATCGACATATCAAGTTACCCGCTGACGGAACTGACCAGAACGATAAGCGTCTTGACGCTCCATACCATCACCCAGACGTTTAGCCAATGCTAGTGCTTCCATGTACTTGCCGTTGTACAACTGCATCATATCGGCTTCACCCTTCATGTAGGTGTAAGCCTCAACCAAAGAACCATACAAAAGCACAGAATCAAAGTTATCGCCAAGCCACGTACGCCCATCTGCTGCCACCGTAATGGACTCAGGATAGAAGTAGTAGTGCAGTTCGGTGTAGTAGCCTGAATCCGGTGTTGGGCCAAGGATAAAAGTTAGCTCGTCTGCGTTGTCTGAACGTGGCCCAAATAACGCGTAATACCTAGGCAAACCTGTGTCATTGGCTGTGGGGTACGCTTGACGGATAAAGTTGACGTCTTTGTTTAACAAATACTCGTACGTGCCAGTGTTTAAGTTACCGCCCGTCACACCCGTAATAATTGCCAATGAGTACACCGCCAGAAAATCTGTAGGGCACTGAAGGTAGTTGTTGTTTGCGGTCACTTGTCCGTACACATTCTTACGAATAGACGGAAACTGTACGTTGTTGTAAATACGCTGCTCAGCCTGCGTAACGAACACGGGAATATTAGCCACGAAATCTGCTTCCGTGTTCTCCGTATACGCTTGAATAGCAGCACTGAGTTCAGCGTAATTCATGCCATTGGGCCTCGTGACATCACACCTTTAGTAGCGCAACCTGTACCGCGCATTCTGATACCAGATGTTTTAGTGGGCTCGTTACCAGCAGACTTGCTGATATTGCCAACGCTTACATCAAAGTTGTCAAGCTTGCTGCGGTTTAGAGGAGTGCCGGGGTTCTCAGAGATGCCTACAGGCTTACCACTCATAGTGTGTGGCTTGGCGTATGCAGAAGCTGGGAGATTGTTAATTTTGGCCATGATATTAACCCGTAGTTTGGTTGTTAGCGCGGGACAAGTTACGCCCCAAGCGCATACGGTCATCGGTTGTAGGGCCGCCCTTTTTAAGCTTAGTCATCGGCTTGCCGGGGTGCATGTTTTTCTCGTGCTTGCCGACAGCAGCTTTAATCATCTTCTTGTCTTGGGCTAAATCTTTTTTGTCCATACTAGACTCCTATGTAACGGTTACTGTAACTGTACCAACAAATGTCGTTGCCACCAAGTAATTTGGCGTTAGTGCAACATCAAAATTACTCGACCCACCAACCGGGTTCCACCCCCACTGAAGATCCCGCGAACCGCCAGTCAGACTGCCAGTAGCGTTTACGCCTGCCGTGACGTAGGTTGTGTCCTTGCGCGGGTTACGCACTGCCTGCGGATCATCAACTGGGTACATACCCAACAACAACTGCGGCTGATCGGGATCCCAACACGCACCGCACACAAGCAAATTATAAATCTTTGTCTTCTGTATCTCTTTACGCAGTGCCGTTAATTTGAACTGTTGGCCGCACCTATCGCACATGGCGATACTGTTCTTACCAGAAGCAAACCGATTGCCCATTTACGTACCGCTACCAATAAACATTTGC